GATATAGTAGGAAATATTCCTAAAATAGGGAATGTGGTAGTTTATAATCCTCCTTATTATAAAGGAATTGATTTAGTAGAAATATCAAGTTTTACTAAATCAGGATGTCCTGAAGGTAGAAATAAAAATGGAGAGTTCCATATAATTAAAACAAAATTTTTCATAACAAATATTAAATCAAATGAATAAAGATTATTGGTATATAGGTCAACAAGTTAGTGACCAAAGATATGGAAATGGGATTATAATTAATATAAAATCTGATAATGTTTATCCAATTATAGTTAAATTTGAAAATTTTGCATATTTAATTTCATATACGAAAGAAGGAAAATTGTCAAGAGATTATGATAACTACCCTAGTTTATCTCCTTATCCTCACGTTCCTATTAAATATAATAAAGTGTTTAAGAAGGGAGATGTTGTTAAATACAAAAGAGGAAATGCTTGGTATTTAGGAATTTATGATAGATTTATAGAAAACAAACATTTAGTATCAGAAAGTTTTAATGATGAAAAATTAGAAAATGTTTTAAATTCTGAATATGTAGAAGATGAAAATATTCTAAAATATTAATATTTAAAAATAAAATATGACAAGTGAACACATTTATAACTTCTTACAAAAAAGATGGAATAATGAAATAACAGGTATTCCTATAACATTAAATTCTCCTTCTTTAAAACGTATAATGAGTTCATTTGATGAAGCAGATAGAATTCTTATTGCAGGAGGTACTGGTGGAGGTAAGACCACACTTACATTTAAATTAGTTATAGATGCTATTTCATATTCTATAAATAATAAAAAAGATATTCAAGTTATTTGGAACTGTTTAGAGTTAGTTCCAGAAGAAATGATTATAAAGTTTTTACAATATATTTTTTACAAAGAATTAAAAAAAGTATATAGTAGAAATGATTTATTGAATAAACATCAAAGAAGTTATGATAAACAGTTAGATGATGATTTTAAAAAAATTCAAGGAAAATTAGACACTTTCTTAAAATATACAAGATTTGTTACATGTCCTAATCCTAAAGAGTTTGCAGCTTATTGTGAAGGAGTAATGGATGACCAATATTATATAACAAAAGAATCTGGTAAAAAAGTTATCGGAAATAAAAAAAATATTAATAAATCTTTCATAATTGTTTGCGATACAACTGACGCTTTAGAAGGGTATGATAAATATTCTAATGTTGAAGCAGTAAAACAATGGAATAAATATTATACAAATAAACTATTTGGTAATTCTTATAGAACTACAGTGATAAATGTTCAGCAATTAGACAATGTATCTCAAACAGTGATGTTTTCTAATAAAGGGGAGCGTGTTTTTGAAAAACATTTACCAAACGTGAATTCACTTGCAGTTGATAAAGAATCTCCACGTTCTCATAATATTGTATTGGGACTTTTAAACCCTTCTACTTTTATGATACCAGAAATTCAAGGTTATAAAACAAAAGACTTTGGTCATCATTTAAATTTTTTATTTCCTTTAAAATTAAATTTTGCAGAAAAAGGAACAGGAATACCTTTATATGTTGATTATACAAAACTTCAATATGAAGAGATACCTCATAAAGATTCTAGTTTATATGAAAAATTTGTAGAGGAAAAAAGAGGAATTAATAAAAATTTATTATTTATTGATGATGAATATAGTAGAAAAGATGATGGAAAAGATAAGCTAAATAATTTGTTAGAAGAATAAAATTTTCATATATTTATAATATAATTTTAACGTAAAAATAATTTTAAAATGTAATTAAGGAAAGCAACAAGAAAACAAGCTAAATTAAGAATTGGTGTATCCGCTGCTAGTGGAGCAGGAAAAGAAACTAAAATATCTTATAAAGCTATTTCTTTAGCTGCAAAAGGTAAAAATAAGACATCGGGTGGATATATTTGGAAATTTAAAGAAATAATTAATTAAAATAAAAAAAAACATGATTGAATTAAGTTTTGAAGACAAACAACCAGAATTAGTAGAGCCGAGATTTTTAATTATCTACTCTAAACCAAAAGTAGGAAAAACTCAACTATTAATGAGTTTACCAAATTCTTTACATATTGATTTAGAAGATAGTGGAGGATTTTATAAAGGAAATTCTATGAATATTAATAAATTAGCATCAAAAAACAACGTAAGTCCTATTAAAATTTTAGGAGAATTACGCAAAGCTATTGTTGCTAAAAATGAAGAATTAAAAAAACCAGCTTATGATTATATTATTTTAGATAGTGCTACTGTACTAGAAGAATATGCAAACATATTAGCATTAAGTAATTATAAAAAATCTGTAATTGGTAAAAACTTTACTGGTACAGATGTAGTAAAAGAACTTCCACAGGGTGCGGGTTATAGTTGGGCAAGAGAAGCTTTTGAACAATTATATGAACCTTTTATGAAATTAGCAGGAAAATGTTTTATTCTTGTTGTTCATACAAAAGATACAATGATTAATAAAGAAGGAAAAGATGTTGTTACAGCAGAACTTAACTTATTAGGAAAAAGTAAACTTATTACATCTTCTCGTGCAGATGGAATTGGATTATTATATAGAAGTAAAGATAAAAAAGATACAAATATTCTATCATTTAAATCGAATGATAGTGATACAAGTGTAGGATGTCGTTTACCATATCTTCGTAATCAAGATTTTGAAATTTCAAAGCTTGAAAATGGAGAATTTGTATCAAATTGGGAATTAGTATTTCCTTCACTTAAAAAGTAAAAAATCACAATTAAAAGAAAACAATAAATAATTTTAAAAAATAAGAAAATGAAATTTGATTTAACTCAGGCAAAATTTATCCCACAAAGTAATGTAAATAAATTTGATGCTTCGTTAGACCATTTGGTCGAAATTTCTATTAAAGTAAAAGAAAAATTTGATTTAGTTTTTAATAAGGAAAAATCAAATTGGAAAATTAGAAAAGATTTTATTTCTTTACAACCAGATAATGAAGGATGGACAGCAGCTTATCAAGACGGTTTTGTTTTTCTTATTAAAACTAATACATCACAAATAGATACTTTACAACCTAAATTTCTTAAAGGAAAAAAAGGTAAATGTAATAATGTTTTTAAAAGTGATTATTTTTCTTTGATTATGGGAGAAGCATTTAATCTTGAAGAAGTGAAAGGTTTTTATTTAGAAAAACAAGAACATCAAGAGATTGAGGTTTATTTAGTTACTAATATTAAATTAGAAATTACAGATTCTAAATCAGATGAAATAATTGATAATTCTCTTATGCTAAATGTGGATACAACAAAAGAAACATTATCTAATAATTATTTATCTGAAGAAATAAATTCTTTTCCTGTATCTCAAGTACTCGAAACAAAAGAATATTTTGAAGAAATTTTTTAATAATTTTTAATACTCATTTTTAATTTAAGGAAGCATTAGCAATAGTGCTTCCTATTTTTAACTTTAAATAATAAAAAAATGGAAAACTTTTTTGATTTAAATATTGAAGCACCTACCACATCATCATTATCATCGTCTAATAAAAAATTACCACTTCCTTCTCCTGTTAATATGGGGGCATTAGGTACTTGTATGTCGTATTCTATTTCAGATGACGAAAAATATGTTACATTTGTATTTGATGTAAAAGGAGTAGAAATGAAAAAAATAATTTATGCTCCCACATTAAAAGAAAATGCTACAGAAGAAGATAAAACCAAGTTTATTGCTCAAAGAGATAGACTTATTCAAGATTTACAAAATTTAGCAAAATATTTAGGAAGCGAATATCTTCCTTCTCCTGTTAAAAGTTTTAAGCAACTTATTGATTTACTTTTTAGTAATGCTAAACTAGGATTTTCAGATGTTCGACTTAAAATTGTTTATAAAGATAAAGTAGTAAAAGTTCCTTTTGATAAAGCTCAAGGAAAATCAGAAGAAGAACTTAAATCAAAATATACACCTTATACTATTATTAGTAAAAATAGTTTATATTGGTTTAAATATTTTGATTCTAAAGCTGAATTTAAAATTGATGAAACAAGAGAATTTATTGATTATGAAGTAATTGTAGAAGAACCTGTATTTCCTTCTACAGAAGAAGATTTACCATTTGGTAACACTACTACAGAAGAAGAAGATTTATTTTAAATAAACATAAAGAGGAGATTAATTTCTCCTCTTTCTTTTTAAATATTATATGTGGGAAATAGAAATAAATAAAAAATTATCAAAAAAGGACATATTAAAATACATATCACAAGAAGAAATATTTCAAAAATATTTAGGTATATTTCCTGAAATAAATAAAAGATATGTAAATCCTTTAAGAGAAAATAAAACTCCTAATACTGAATTTTCATATAATAATGACGTTTTATATATGAAAGATTGGGGATGGGAAAAAGATGATAATTTAAATTGCTTTGAAATTGTAAAACTAATAAACAATTGTACTTATGAAGAAGCTCTTGATATTATTTATAGGGATTTTATTAAACAACATCCTACAACTATTCCCAAAATACAAAAAGATAATTATACCACAATTACACATAATAAGCAATTATTGGATATAAAAATTAAAATAAAAAAATATAGTGAAGAAGGTTTAGATTTTTGGAGATGCAATAATGAATTAGAAATTTCACCAATAATATTAAAAAGTTATCAAATATATGAATGTGATTATGTTTGGTATAATGATAAACAAATAAAATGTTACGATTTAACTTTTGCTTATCAAGTTAGTAAAGGAAAATTTCAAATATATGTTCCATTTACTAAAGAAAAAAAATATAAATTTAGAACAAGTGAAATAAAAGATGTTATTCCTTTTTATCATTTATGTGATAAAAAAATACCTATAATTGTAACTAAATCGTATAAAGATGCTTTTTTATTAAGATATTTAGGATATAATGCTTGTTGTTTTCTTAATGAAGGGGTTATTAATAAAATAGAAGGACAATTAATATGGTTATTTGACAATGACGAAAAAGGAATTAAAACAAGAGAAAAATATTTAGAATTATATAAAAATAGTACGTATTTAGAAATTCCTTCAAAATACGGAAAAGATAGCTGGGAATTTGTTTATAATTTTGGTGTAAAAGAATTTGAAAAATGGATGATGTAAAAATTATTAAAATAAAACCAGAAAAAGTAAAATTATATAATCCTAATAATAAATATTTAGGATTAGTAAATGAATTAGAATTTAATGAAATAAGAATTCAAATAGCTGAAAAACAATTAGAAGGTTATTATATAAAATATAAAAAAAAATAAAACTTATATTAATAAAAAAAGAGATTTAGAAGAATGGCCTAATGGATTATGGACAAAGTTTAATGAACAATTTGGTAGATTACATAGACTTAAAAAGTCTTTAAAATTATTTTAACCTTTAATTAAAGAACCTGAATATGTTTAAATATAATGATTTATGATAAATAATTTACAAATTATTCTTCCTTTATTAGAATTTAAAGAAGAAGGAGATTTTTATCAACTATATATTTTTGTAAGAAAAAAAGATATGGTTACTGAACGTAATAATCATCAATCTGTAAGAACAATTAAATCTTACACTATTAGAAGTATAGATTATCTTTTAGAAAAATTTGATGAAATTCAATTATTATGTGAAATATTTAAAGCAAGAGCATATATTAATCTTAATAGACTTAATGACAAAGATGTAGGGTTAAAAATGATTGAAAAAACTGTTCATTGTTTACAAAATAAAAGTGATAATTTAAGGAAAGTTTATGAAAGTGTAGTAGGAAGTTTATCACCTAAAGAAAAAAGATGGATAGTTGATATAGACCAAGAAGAAATAAAAGATTTAGATAAATATATAACAATTATAAATAGTTGTCAACCCAACAATAAAGAAAAAATATTAGCAAAAATTCCTACTAAATCAGGGCTTCATTTAATTACTAATCCTTATAATATTGAAGAATTTAATATAAAATGTGATGATTTATTTATAAATAGATTAGATATACATAAAATGAACCCTACAGTATTATATATCCCTAAAGCTTTATTTACTAATTATTCTATATTAGATGTTATTAAAAAATATGAAAATATTATAAAATCTTTTGTAGGAAAAGATTGGAAAACTTGGTCTGAATATAGTTTATTTTATCAAAATAAAGATGAAAATTTATGAAAAATACAATAACCAAAATTAAAAAAATTATTTCTTATATTCCAGTTTTATGGAATGACCGCGACTGGGATTATACTTGTTTAGATAATTTAATGCTTCATAAAATGAAAAGAATGAAAGTTCTTTTTGAAAAAGATAAAGATAAACCTGATTGGTGTTTTGGTAAAAAACATATTGTTAAAAAACAAAACTCATATAAAGCTTTATGTATTTGTATTAATATATTAGAAAGACAAACTCAAGATTTTTATTTTAATACATATAGTTATTTAATTGATAATGAACCTATATGGGAAGATTTAGATGATAAATTTATGCAACTAACAAAAAATTGGAAAATTTCTAGTAATATGGAAATGTATAATAAAAAAGAACACGAGGCAGAATTAATTAAAATTAGAGATGAAAAATTATTTAGTTATTTATTTAGTAAATATAAAACTTATTGGTGGGTATAAAAATTATAATTAAACAAACAACTTAAAAAATTATTTAAAACTAATCAAATCATGAAAAAACTAATTTATTATTACATTGTATTTTTATACAAATTTGCTGATTTTATTTTCAAATATATAATTGTTAATTTTGGAAAAGGTTATTCTCTTTATAATTGGCTTATAAATAAAAGTACAAACATTAAAGAAAAATATAAATTAAAAATTATTATAAAAAAAATAAAATTTTAAAATTTTATGTTAACATTACAAGAAAGAGCTAATTTACAATTAAAATTAAATAGTCTTAAAGAACTTTATTCTAAAAAAGAAGATGAATTTAAAAATTCTAAAGAATATACAACTACTAATTTTATTGATAAAATGTTTTTAATAGATGAATTTAAAGAAAATAATTTCTCATTATTAAATGAAATTAAGTCTATTGAAAACAAACTAAGTGATTTTATGAATGATGTAAATAATCAAGATGAAGAAGGATGCCTTAATTGCGGTAGTTAAATACGAAATAAATAAATATTATAAAGTTCCAGTTGTTATAGAATACGAAAATAATTTTAGTGAAAATTATGATGAGGAAGATTTTTGGCTTGAAAATAAATTAGACAATTTTAACAAAAATCTTCCTTTAATATTTTTTACCCCTGTTTATTTAAATTATCATTCAGATAAAAAATCAGGACAAAATTATTTTCATTATCATAAAGATTATAGATGGGAAATACCTAATTATTATAATGGATGTAAAATAATAGGTTCTGTTCCAAGACCTACTAAAAAAGAAATTGTTTATGTAAATTTGAAATTTATTTCAGAAAATCATATAGATGTTACACCTTCTAAATTTTTAGAAAAATATAATTTAAAATTAAAAATGAAAAATTATAAATGTGTACATAAAAAATATGATTTAAGAAATGAAATTCAAGATAAAAATGGTTGTATAACTTGTCCTTTACATGGTTTAAAATATAAAAATAATTTATTAATAAAATAATTATAATGATTAGCAAGGTGGCGTAATTGGTTAAAGCAAGGTGATTAAATTTAACTTTTACACTTTTAATACAGGTTCAAATCTTGTCCTTGCTACAAAATACAAAACTAACAACAAATGAATAATTTAGATAACTCTCCGTGGGAAGCATTTAGTGATTTAAAGACAATTAGTAATTATAATGATAAACAACTAAAAGAATTTACTAATCAATTACTAGAAAATAATGACATTGCTAATGCGTACTTTGATATAATTATTTTTATTCAAACTTTAAAAGAAATTAAAACTAATATTGAATCTAAAATGCCTTTTTAAACCATGAACCTAAAGAAACGAACAAATATAGCCGTACCTGCACGACTAGACCAACAGCAACCGTAATAATAAATTAACATAACAATTAAAAAGATAAAAAAATGAATATTAGAGATTATGTATTTGTAGTAGATTGGGGTAAACAATATACTACTCTTACTAAATGGAATAATAAAACTCAAAAAAGAGAAAAGGTATTTCCAATTAAAACAGAAATACCAGATTATTCTGGAATAGACTTTCATTGGGAATGCAAATACGAACCAAACCTAACTTTAAAAGGCACTATAAATAAAAGAGAACCTAGAAAGTTGGTAGAAAGAATCCCTATTTATAAAAATTATAAATGGGAAGTATTGGAAATATTCAAACATCCTAATGCGGGTAAGCAATTTTATACTTTAGAAGAGTATACTCAAGAACAACTGGATGCTTGGAAAGATTATAATGATTGTTATACAAAAGAAAACTTATTATTAATAGCTTCTGTACATTCAGATAATAATATAAGGTGTTATGTAGTTATTGAAGAGACTGGGGTTTCAAAATTAACACCTGAACAATTTGAACAACATGGGAAATCGATTATTAAATCTCTTAATTTGAATAAATGGAATAGAAATAATCTCACGAAACAATATATACCCAAAGAAATAATATCTTGTTTTTACGATGAAGATGATAAGGTATTGTTTGGCTCTGGATTTATAAAAGGATTGGTCTGCTATAATTATTTAGATGCTAAGTATTCAGTTGATAATAAACCTATTTATCTTGGTTCAACGGTGACATATGATGGAATAGGAAATGCAGGATGTCCTAATCCTGAATTAATTAAAGATTTTGAATGGATTAAAAATTTTATAAAAGTATAATAAAATGATTAAACAAGAAGAATTAAAAGAATTAATATTTAAAGAGTTATATTATCATACATCTGCTAAATATTTTAATGTAGATAGTAATTCTTACATGTATAAAGATTTTAAAAAAGCTATAAATAATTTAATAATGACTTTAAATGATAAAAATAGAAAAACATGAGTATAATAGCTATATCAGAAAAATTACAGTCAGGTAAGAATTTAACTGCTAATATAATTCAATATCTTGTAGATAAAAAGAAAATGAATTATAAAACAAAAGATACTAAAGAAGACTTAGAATCTTATTTAAAAAATAAACATAATTTAAAATGTGATTGGACAATAAAACAGTTTGGAACTAAACTTAAACAAATTATATCTATTCTTACTAATATTTCAATTGAAGAGTTGGAAGAAGAAGAAATTAAAAATAAAGTATTAAGTAGTGAATGGGATAGATATTTATTAAAAGAATATTTGGCAAACGATAACTACATTGTAGATGAAAAGTGTATTTATTTTGCAACTGAAAAGAATATGCAAGATTATATAAATAAAGCAGGACATACAGTTTATACTTGTTATCAAGTTGGTAAACGTTCTATTACAATAAAACAACTTCTTCAACAAATAGAAACAGAAGTTATGTGTGATGCTATTCATCCTAATATTTGGGTTAATGCTTTATTTAATGACTATTATAAATCAATAAAAGAATTAAACCCTTTTGAAGACCCTATTCCATATTTTGAAAAAAACGCAAAATATCCAAATTGGATTATTACAGATTTAAGATTTTCTAATGAATTAAAAGCTGTCAAAGAAAAAAAAGGTATTACTATTAAAGTTAACAGAGACTTACAGAAAGAATCAGATGATTATTCTCACATTTCAAAAACACCCCTTGATGATGCTGAATTTGATTATGTGATTAATAATAATGAAACTATTGATGATTTAATTAAATCAGTAAGAGAAATTTTAAAAGCTGAATTAATAATATGAAATATTTTATAGACACTGAATTTTTTGAAGGAACACAAGATAAAACTATATTTGGGATTAAATATGGAAAAACAAAACCTACAATTGATTTAATATCAATAGGTATAGTAGCAGAAGATGGTAGAGAATATTATGCTATTAGCAAAGATTTTAATTTAAAAGAAGCTTGGAATAGATATGATTTAAAAATCAATAAACATTTTCCACAAGGTTCTGAATATAATAAAGAATATTGGATTAGAGACAATGTGTTATTTTCAATTTGGAAAGAACTTGTAGCTAAAGATGTGCAATGGTACAAAGATATGTGGAGAAAAGTTCCAACTTATACAAGTGCTTATAATCCTAAAGACCATTACTTTAATTACAGTAACCTTAAAAGACTTATTAATGATTACGGCAAAACAAATAAACAAATAGCAGAAGAAGTTAAAGAATTTGTTTATAAAAATAATAAACCTGAGTTTTATGGTTATTATTCAGATTATGATTGGGTAGCTTTTTGCTGGTTATTTGGGAAAATGATAGATTTACCTAAAGAGTTTCCTCAATATTGTATTGATTTAAAACAAGAATTAGATAATAAAGTTGAAACTTATTTTGCACAAAGAGATGATGATTATATATTAAATGTTTATGGTTATGAAGGTGTATTAAATAAAGTTAAACAGTTGCCTGATTACCCAAAACAAATTAATGAACATCATGCTTTAGCGGATGCTAAATGGAATAAAGAGTTATATGATTTTTTGACTTTTATTGAATAATTAAAACTTAACTTATAATATTATGTGGCAAACATGTCCTATATGTAAAGGGATTGGTAAAGTCAATCATTCTTATATAAATAATTCAAATACTTCTCTTTGTAAAACTTGTGATGGCAAAGGGATAATTAGTGAATTGACTGGATTATCACCTATTAAAATTAATAATCAAAATATTAAATATAATAGTAGTTTAAAGAAAAGTTAAAAGGCAATGATAGGCTTTTTAAAAATGTTTTATTATAAAATTTATAATTGTATATTTGTATAAAAAACAAATATATGAAAGCTAATAAAACTAGAAATTTAAATAGTTGGTTGTATAACAATAAAGAACTTACAGAAATACCTATAAATATTACACATTTTGTATATAAAATTACAGAAAAATCTACAGGTAAATTTTATATAGGATATAAAAGTTTTTATACTAATAGAAAAAAGAAGTTATTAAAATCCGAAATATCAACAGATAAAAGAAAAAAATTATATAAACGAGAAATTAAAGAATCTAATTGGAAAGAATATAATTCTTCAAGTAAAGAATTATCTCAACTTGTAATTAAAAATCCAAATAATTTTGTTAAAGAAATTCTTTTTTTGTGTAAATCAGAAAAATCTGCAAAATATTATGAACAAAAGTATCAGTTTATTCTTGAAGTTTTAGAAAAAGATTCATTTAATGCTAATATAGCAGGAAAATACTTTAGAAAAGATTTAGAAAAATAGCACACTTGTACTACATTTGCTATGAATCAAACTTTACAACAAATGATAATATCTGTAAATAATAATAATAATAATATAAATAAAACTTGTGTTGTATTTGAAGATGATTCTGATGGGGAAAAAATTATTAATTCTTTATCTAAACAATCATGGGATGTAGAATATATTCAAGAAAATGGAAAAGTTAAAATAACTAAAATAGGAAGAGATGAAAAAAGAAGAAGTAATTTATAAATTATTTTTTACTTATTCTACAATAAATAATTTTAATACTGACATAGAATATTATACAGTTTTTGATAATATAGAAGATATACCTGAAAAAGAAAATATAAAATTTTATATTGAAGATATGTTTAAAAATATTACTTTTATTAAAGTAATAAAATTAATTAAAGAAACATTAGTAGAAGAAGAAATAGAATATTAAATTATTATATTTTTTAAAAATGTTAACTAAAGAAAATTGTACAAAAAATTTAATGTACATTAAAGAAAAGTTGGAGGTTAAAGTAGATTTAAATAATTTAGAAGAAGTTATTTATTATTTAACAGATATATCTACTTTAACAGGACTTATTTCAGAATGTATTTATTCTGCGGAATTTTATTATCAACAAGATAAAAAAGACGCTTTAAATACAGCTAGAAGAAAGTTTGCTGATAGTTTAGAAAGTGGTTTACATTATCGTATGAATGGATTAATGAGTGCTAGTAAAAGAAATGTAAACGAAAGAAACACATTAAAATATCAAGAAGGATGATAATATATTTAGAAATTTTTAAATGGGTATTTTTAATATTTATTTTTTTTCTTTTATTTTTCATAATTTACACTTATTATTATGATAAATATATAAAAAAGTTTAGATTTTTAAAAATAGAAGATTATATTATACCGTTTTTAGGAGGTGTTATTTATGTTTTTATAACTAGTTCTAGTGTTTCTTTTTTTATTACTTTGATTTACATATTATTAAAAATTTTTTTTTAAATAAAAACTTACAATGAAAGTTAAAAATAAAGACGTAATTAAAGTAGGTATTACTAAATTGGCAGAATTAGTAAAAAGTAATGCTGGTAAATTTATAACAATTGTACATAAAAAACATAATACAGAAGAATTAAACTTGATGAATGTACAAGTTTTAAATAAACAAGATGTTTTAGGTTGTTTTTATTGTAAAGAAAAACAACAACAAAAAAGATTTTATCCTTCTGATTTAATTGAAGTTAGAACAGGTGGTAAAATTTATAAATTAAAATAATTATAATGGAAATACCTTTACTCAAAAGCCTCTTAAATAGAGGCTTTTTTATTGTATATAAAGAAAAAGATAAATTTATAACTTTAGAAAATCCTAAAACAAATATTACAATAAAAATTATTGATTATGGAAATGAATTTTTACAAACATCATTTACTAAAGATTTAAATATAGGTAGTTGTGGATTTATTAACATTTCTTATAATACTTACTCTGATTTTTTAAATAATTACGAAAAAACTTTAACTTTTTTAGAAAATGTCAATTGGTGACAAACAACAAATTGTAGAATACTTAAAATTATTAAATTTCAAAACTATTAATAATTATGAATTTAAAAAATTAAATTATAATATATTAATTTTTGGAAATAGTTTATATGTAAATGAAACACTTTTAAATGATGAAATAATGACAGTATCTAAATCTGTTGTTTTAAATGGTTATGATGTTATTTTTACTTATTTTAGATATAAATTTCCATATAAATAAATAATATATTTTATGATATATATATTAAATAAAATAGTTGCAATTGAAATTATACTTTTAATAATGATTTTTATTCATTTTGATGTATTTCTTTTTAAAGAATTATTAAAAGTACATGACAAGATTTTATACAAATTAAAAAAATTATCAATAAAAATGTAATCAAATAACAAATTTAATTAAAATTGTTTCTTTTCAAGAAATATTTATTAAAATGAATAATGACGGATTTTAAAATTATAAAAAATGAGAATACTTAATCTTTTAAAAGTGGATTCTGATGTTCCTAATATTATAGAGAGTTTTCCTATATATGAAGAACAACTATCTCAAGAAGTGATTGAAAAAGCAGAATTATTATTTATTGCGAAAATAAATGAATTAATTCATCCAGATGTTTTGTCTGATGAAGAACAAGAATATTATATAGAACAAGGAAGTTTTTATGAATATCCAAATTGTAATGTATTTTTAATTTGGTCAAATATAAATTAATAATAGAAATGGAATTTAAGGGTACAAAAGGAAAATGGATAATTAAATATTCAGATAGAGATAACTCTTATGATGTTGTAACAAAGGAGAGTTTTATAACTTCAACTTTAAACGCTTCAAATGAATCTAAGATAAACGCTTTACTAATTTCTAAAGCTCCAGAAATGTTAGAAATGTTAGAAGAAATTTTTAAATTAATTAATAATAATTATGACTCAGAACCTGAATTAATGAAAGAATTAGGTTTTGATGATAAACTTTTTGTAAAAATTGAACAATTAATTAACAGTGCAACTAATTTTTAAAAATAGATAAAATGAATTATTACACAACATCAGAATTTTTAAAAAATGTAGAAGTTCCTCTCGAAACCTCCACATATAAACCTGTAGAACATAGAATTGTAATTGATACAATTGAAGAAACCTTATATAAATCAAATATTAATATTTTAAATAAAAAATTTCTTTCTACAAATAAAGGAAATCAAGCTACATTTCATTATACATTAGATTTGAGTGATGACAAAGAACAAACTATTCAAATTATTGCTCAAAATAGTTATGATAAAAGTTTAAGTTTTAAATTAGTGAGTGGAAGTCAAGTGATTGCGTGTAGCAACGGGGTCGTACATTCTAATACAGGAGATGCTTTTAAAAAGAAACATGTGGGAGAAATTCAAACATTAACTCCTGCTAAAATTTATGAATATATTTATAATTCTCAACAATATTTTGATAATTATATTTCTAAAAGAGAATTATTAAAGAATTATAAATTAAAAGAAAATGCTATTCCAGAATTAGTAGGAAAACTCTTTTTAGATGAAAAAGTGTTGAATACAGAACAATTAAATATTCTTAAAAAAGAAATTAATGATTGTTCTTATAATTATAATTGTGATAAGAATAGTGGTTGGCAATTTTATAATAATGTAACAGCAGCTTTACGTAGCAGTCATCCTTCTTTATGGGTTAAAAATCATGTTAAATTTGATGAGTTTATTAATAAAGAGTTAATTTTAAATTAGAATAAAATTATATGATGTAGAATTTAAAATTAAAAATAGTCAAAAAAATGATTACAACGGTTTTGAAGTAGTAAAAACAGCAGGATGGTTTGAACCAAGTTGGGACATTAATCTTCTCTTCCATGATATTATAGAGCATTTTTTTGAACAAAGTAAATATTTTTATACATCAGAATTTTCTCAAGCAGGAGAGTGTGTTGCAATGGGAATAAGAACATATTTAAATGATTATTCTTCACTAGTTACAGATTTTGCTGGATATAATAAATATAGAGGAGTTGAATGGAATTCTTGGACTACTTGTATATCTCAAATAAGAGAATCAATTAATGGAGAAAGTAAATATTCTAATAATTTTAATTACACACATTTGAAATCTTGGGACAAGAAAAATATATTTAAAGGTGTAGCTAAATATTATGATGAGTATTATAAAGTAGAGGAGTTTTATGAAAAAATAGAATTAGCTTTTTCTTATGGGTATTATTTAGGTGAAAAATTATTCAATAATAAAATAGATATTATTTATAGGTTTTTTAGAAATCTAAGAGAATTTCTTTCAGAAATAGAAATTTTAAATTTAACTCATTATGACACATCTATTTATTTGCTCGAAAACACTAAATTTATTGTTAATGTAACTTCAAATAATATTGTTGGATATTTAGATGGTGTTTTAGTAAGTAGTAATGTAGATAGTTATAAATCAATAAAAAGTTTTAATAAAAAATACAACTTGATATGGTAACAGTAAATGAACTAATTGAAGAATTGCAAAAAATTGTAGCTCTTAATCCTAAATTTGGAGAATTTCCTTGTATTTATTCACATGATGATGAAGGGAATGAATATCAAGGTGTTATGAATACTCCTACTTTAGTAAAAGCTAAAAATGAAGATGGAAAACCCTTTGACTTAAAAAAGAATTACCGATTTTTAGAAATACAAGAAATTTGTAGTGATTATATATTGGACAAAAATAAAAAATATAATTGTGTAATTATTAATTAAAACGCATAAAAAAATTAAAATGTTAAAAGGATACGAAATTACTGACAAAAATATTAAATATGTAAAACTTCCTAAAGGTGAATATCAAATAGATGGAGTTAATTTTAAAAATGATAGTTGGAAAGAGGTTGATTATCAAGTAAATAGTTTTAATGATATTAGAAGTATTAATCATCAACAAATATTAGATAAAGTTATTGTAGGAGATAAAATTTATACGGAAGGAGAATTTAAAAAATTAGAATTTGAATTAGAAGAATTTCGAGATGTAAATGGTGAATGGGAAAATATTGATAAAGAATATGAATATAAAAAACTTCAAAAACTGGCTCAAAAACATTATTCCACTATCACATCTATTTCTTCTCCTTTATTAGTTTCAGTTAAAACAGGAGTGATTGATACAGGAAGTAAACATATTAAATGTAAATTTGAAAATGAAGATATTTCAGGACTGTTTATTTATTCTCAAAGTAGCTGCTGGTTAGATACAGTTAATGATGTCTTTAAAAAGTTAGAATTTGTATTTAACAAAAATGTTTCTTATGGGGAAACAAAAAATAAAAAGATTTGGGGAAATTCCACTCATTCTTGTATTAGGTATGTCACTGCTTTTGGGACTTATATTTTTAATGATAGTTGGTCAAATCCTCATAATAACGTAGGAACATTAGAAGATTGTAAAAAATGGGAAAAAGAAGATGTAAATAAAATATCTGAAATCATTTATACTTATTATAATTTAGAGTACGGAAATATAAATTTAAATAAATATGCTAAAGAAATATATAATGATGTGAATTCTATTTTAAAGCAAGTTAGAGAGTTAAGTGTAAATAAAAAAGATAATATTTCTCATAGAGTTTTAATAAACAAATGTATAGAGTTGCAAAATAAAGTTATTGAAATTATTAATCAAAATGAAATTTAGAATTTACAGAAGAGGTATGTGGTTTTTACCACAATTTTATGAAGATAATTGCTGCTTTAAGAACAAGTCATCCTTCTTTATGGGTAAAAAATCATATTCAATTTGATGAATTTATTAATTATCAACTTAATTTAAATTAATATGAAAAATAATATTTTTAATACTAAAAATAAAATTTCTTCTTTTAATGTTGAAATGGAAATAGAAGATAAAGATATTTTAGTTAAAGTATTATTTCTAACAGATGGATATGGAATTGGTCAAATACAAGATACTGAATATATTTATAAACATTGCATAATTAAATATCCAAAATTAGAAGAACTTTCTTTATTTAATATTTTAGAAATATACAATCATCCGTTATCAAATGTATATTTAAAAGATAATAAAAGTATAGATATAAAAATATCTTATTATGATGTATTTATGAAGTATGGAAAAATTAAAGAAATTTTAGAATAAAACTAAATACAAAATGAAAAAATTACAAAAAATTCAAAATAAAATTAGAAAAGAATACGGTTGTAATATAGAAATAACAGGTTTTGTTTCTGAAAAAACTTTAGAAAAATCTTATAGTTTTTTAGTTAGAAATATGAACATGCATAACGCTCTATATTTACATAAAAAGAATTATAAAACATATAAAAAATGTTTAAAAAAAGCTATTGATTATTTTAATAAAAATTTTAAAAACGATTAAAAATAAAAAA